TAGGCTGACAGCGCAACGTAGTATTGCCCAATCGTGTTGATGTTCGTTGCGCCGTTCTGGCGAAAGTCGATCCCGAACGCCGTGCGTCCGCCTCGTGCGCCCGCCTCAAGGTTGATGGCATTGCGGATTAGCGACAGACCACCACCCTGTGCGCCGGTAGCATCAACGCTGTCCTGGACCACCGTTAGAACGCTGTATGGTGTGCCGTTGTCGGTAATCGAGCCTTGCTGGGTGACGTTGGTCCAGAGCGAGGCCGAGCCGGTTCCGGTATATACATGATTGAGGCCGATGTTTACTTGTCCATTGCCGGTCGGCCATAGATTGACGCTTCCCGTCACCGTGCCGCCGATCAGCGGCAGGAACGGGCCGCCCGGAGGCATCGGACCCGCAGGCCCAACCGGTCCCGGCGGCCCCATAGGACCAGGCGGCCCTACCCACGCAGCCGGATCAGGCGGCCCGGAGGCTGTTACGTAGTCCGAATAATTGAGACGATATGCCATCACGCACCTCGTGGGATTTAGAAGTACGCCACCGACACCGTCTCGCCACTACTGGGCAGTGCCACATAGCGGTAGATCGCCACCATTGCGTCCTGGGTGTCCTTGGGGTCGGTATCGCCGCCGAACAGCGGAGCCAGCGCATCGGCCGCCAGCGTGGCGTAGGGGTCGGAGAGAGCGTCTGGAATATCGAGTGAGGTCCACCGAGCGATGCCGCGCATGACGAGGTCGTTGTGAACATTCGTCACCGCCTGCTGTGCGTTGCTGTCCGCGCTCAGCACCATCGCCCCCTTGCGCACGCGCGCCTCGAGCAGCGCCACCATCGCCGGATCTATGGCCTTGCCGAAGGACGACCCAGCCATCGCGGCCGTCAGCTTGGTGTATTCCTCGGTGAACGCGCGCGGCACGCTGCCGACCGGCCACCACACCACGCCCTGCGCGTCCAGCGCCGCATGCACGCTCGACACCTTGTCGCGCATGAAGTCCATGTCGGACGGGATGGGTGTCTCGTCCGAGGCGATGACGCCCAACTCGATCAGGGCGCCGATCGCGATCACATCGAATGAAACCATCTCCGTCAGGGTCGGAGAGTCGTCCAAAGGCACGATGCGCACGCCCAGACGACGCAACGCCTGCTGTGCGATCGTGCCGATGGAGACTGTCATCTCAGGCCACCACGACGCCGGTTGACGGAGGCGCGGCCGCCGATCCTGCCGCGTTGGTGGCGGTCACCGTGCAAGTTGCTTCGCCGCCCACATCGGCGGCCTGCACGTCGTAGGTAGCCGCGTCAGTGCCGACGGTAGTGCCGTTGACCTGCCAGGCGTAGGCGTAGCTGGTGGGCTCGCCCGACCATTCACCCTGCGTGCAGCTCAGCGTCGTGCCGCTCTGCGTGACCTGCGGCACCGTGGTGTTGGCAGGCGCTGTGGCACCACCCCCGCCCCCATTACCGCCGCCTGGAGGCGTCTCCGGGGCGTCGGTGATGATGCCGGCGGCCAGGGAAGTCATGCGCGTGGCCTTGCTGGAGATCGGCGGCGCGTTGCTTCTGGCACGCTCCGGCGGCGGCTCCAGCGGTGCCATCGGCGGCGGCCCGCTTGGGTTCTGCGGATCAAGTCCCACCGCAGCCAGGCCCTCGTCGCGGACCATCTGGTTCTCCTCGATGGTGCCGGCAGCGCCGCCACGGGCTCCGAGACCGGCCTCGCTGTTGTAGTCGAGGATGATCTGCGCGCCGATGCTGGAAACCGCCTGCGCCTCCTTGCGCTCGGCCTCCATCTTCTGATCGACGGCCGGCGCGGCGCGCGGCTCCGATGGTGGGCGCCATCCCGGCTGGCCTGGCTCCGGCGGTCCGGCCGGATACCCTGCCCGCTGCTCACCGGGCCCTGGCGGTGGGAGTTGCGACTGCTGGCTTGGATGCACGCCGTGCATCTCGCCGTGCTGGTTCTTGTCACTCGGCATATCTGGTCTCCTAGAAGTATAGCGCAAGAAATAGCTGATGATCACACAGTTATGCGTCAGCTACAGCCGCACTCCAAACTGTGACCACGCCGTTGTCCACTGGTTTTGTTGTATCAACAGTGGGATCAACACCAAAGCGGAGCTTCTGCACGCCGCGGATCTCCTCCACGCCAACGCCGTTGAAGAACCCATAGTCGCGTCGGTTCTCGATCACTTTGGTGCGCTGAGCCCAGGCAATGCCGATCGCCTGCGCGCCGCAGAGATACGACGCAGCGACATCGGTGGTGCCCCCAGAGCCAGCGCCCGCCAGCACCGGCAGTTCAGGGATTTCGCGGATGATGACGCCGTCGTAGAGGATGTCACCAGCGGTGAACAACGGATTGTCGGAGCCGCGGTTCCAGGCATATTGCAGGGCGTTGATGATGACCGGATCGAGCATCAGGTCGCGAAACGCCATGCTAGGCACGAACATCACGTACCACTCCTCATCCCGGCTGACCCTGATCGGCCGGATCTTGGGCGTGGCGGTGCGCGCGATCCGCTTGGCCAGCGTGACCTGGGCGGCGGTCAGCTTGTCGGCGGTGTTGTCGACGTTGGTCAGCGAGGTGGCATAGACGCCAGTGTTGTTGGATTTGCTGGCACCAAACAGCACGCGATCGGAGTTGTTCACCAGCCAGGTGTTGCGCTGTGCTGCGGTGGCCGCCGCGTAGGTGATCTGCACATTGCCGTCTGCCGTGATGGCACCGAGCGATGTGATGATGTCGGCCCTGAGCTTGTTGGCGGCCCAGTTCTTGAGCACCTGGCGACCGGCCTGGAGCAGATCGATGATGCTCTTCTGCTCGTCCCATTCACTGACCGCGACCGCGTGGCGGATGACGCCGACGGTGACGTTCAGCGAGCGGGCGTTCAGTATCTCCTCGTTGCCCTCGAGCACCGTGTTGCCCGTTACGCCGGCGCCGACCAGATTGCGCACGGTGGGGAAGACGACGGTGTCGCCTCGTTTGCGCGTAAGATCCGTCTGTAATTGGATCATCGCGTCCATTGTGGTGCCGAAATAAACGCTGAATTGATTTTCGCGCAAGTACTCGACCCAGAAATCACTTTGCCAAATTATTGGCGTTAGTCCTGGTCTACTCGGCGTGACATTCATGTCGGCCATTGCCGAACACTCCTATACTTGGATTGATCTTGCTCCTTTCGCTGGATCACGCCCGGTATAGGCTCGGCGGCAGCCACGTACGCCCGTTAAATCGGTCGGCGGCACCTGGGTAAGCACGAACGCCCGTAACCTCGGCGGCAGGAAAATATGCGTGGCGTATGCGCTTCTAAGCTGCTTTCGCTGGACATATTTTGTGGTAGAAGGGCGAGGCCCAGGCCGCTTGCAGGCGGTTGACTGGGCCTCTGACCACCGAGTGAGGAAACCACCCAGATGGCTAAATCTTACGTTACAGACCTAACGGCAGAGCAGCTACGCGCGTTGCTCCACTACGATCCCGATACCGGCTTCTTCCGGTGGCACGAAGGGATCGACCATTGGCGAGCAGGCTTGCCGGCAGGGACGCTCTATAAGCAGAGGCCGAACGGCCCCAAGCGTGTTGCGATCGGCATCGGCACCACGTCAGAAGAGAAATACAAGGTCATCGGCGTTCGCAAGCGTGTCTATAAGGCGCACAGGTTGGCGTGGCTCTATGTCTACGGCGAATGGCCAGATGGCCAGATCGACCACATCAACGGCGACCCCACCGACAACCGTATCGTCAATCTGCGCTTAGCTACTCTAGCTGAGAACTCCAGAAATCGCGGCCTGCGCGCAGACAACACGTCGGGCATCAAAGGCGTTTCTTGGTCCAAGAAGAGCAATAGATGGCTAGCACACTTGGGACACAACGGAAGACTGCTCCACCTTGGCCTGTTCGACACTATCGAGGAAGCCAGAGCGGTTCGTGAAGAAGCCGCACGGCGCCTACAAGGCCAATTCTACCGAGCCACGTAATGCCCCTGCACCACTAGTAGCGCACCTGCCCGCTGCCGTTCGTGTTGCGTCTGTTCTGTACCGGCGCGAGCACGTCCTCGAGGCTCGGTTCGCCGGACCACGCCCCCGCCGTGCGCCCTGCGACGCTGCGGGCGGTGCCAAGCGATGGCTGCATGCCGGCGGCGGGTGATGGGACGGGCGCCGGCTTGGCTTCCTGCTCCCACTGTGCGCGGCCCTCGGCCAGTATCTTCTCGCGGTATGCGGCCGGATCGTCCCCGACATCGCGCACCAGGCGCAGGCGATCGACCTCGCGGGTGAGCCAGGCATAGGGGTGCGGCTGGCTGTAGAGCTTGCCGAACAGCGTCGGGTCGGCGTTCGCCAGGTTGCGGAACTCCTGCACGTACTCGGACAATTTCTCTTGCCCGATCTTATCCGCCAGCATCATCTCGGAGTTGTTCAACCGCTCGTTGAGCAGCGCGGCCTGTTGCTGCTGGACGAGATGCTGGGCGAAGCCGCGGGGGTCGGCGGCAGGGTCTGGCGGCGGCTGTGGTGGTGCTTGTTGCTGCGGCGGCGGAGCTGTGGCGCGGCGTTGGGCGTCCTCGAACTGACGCTGCAGCTCCTTGTGCTTGGTTTCGGCCTCGACCGCACGCGCTTTCCAATCCTGCCGCTTCCGCCGCTCGTCCTCGTAGGCGCGGCGCGGGATGACCGGCTCGCCCTCGAGCGCTTCCGGTGGGTCGGTGTCCTCCTCGGGCTCCGGCTTGGCTGCGGCGGGCTTGGCGGCCGGTTCGGCCTTTGCCTCGGGCTTCGGCGCCGGCGCCTCTGGCGCTGCCTGCGGGGCCTCTGGCGGGGCTTCGGTGACGGTCGCGGTCTCGCCCTTGAGGAACGACTCAAGTTGCTCGTTGGCCATGGTGATGTCCTGTGGTG